ATCTTCTATACCGATTATTTCTTGCACGTTGAAATAATCCTGTTTTATTACCAATAAGATTTGCCCACCATTGTGGATCAATTATATTCTTGAACCAAATAACAGGTGTCAATAATAATCTAAGAAGTTTGATCATTACCCTGCATCTAATGTACCACGAGATCTACGTATCTCACGTAGTTCTTCAAAGTCTTTTTTCTTTGTACCACCATCATACGGCCAGGCATATCCCTCACCAATCATTTGTTCGTTGAGTGATACATTATCATCGCCAACGTATAACCAACCAAGCAACCTGCCATACTTACCAACCCCACCTTTAAGTTCAGTTCGTATAGTGAGTTCATCGTCTCCATCAATAGCACCCTCCAATTGTTCTTTCATCCAGTTTGTAGCATCAAGACCTAATGCTTTCTCTTCTAAATCCCTTGTTCTTTTCTCAGGAGTATCTACACCTGCAATACGAACTCTTTCTTTCTTATATAAGTCAAATCCAAGATCAATGGTGACATCTATTGTATCTCCATCAAGTACTTTATCTATCGACACTACTCTAAAGTTGTAGCAACTCTTCCTGCTCGGTGGCACCATCGCTCCCATGATCTAACTCCATGAATGATTCTATAGCTGTATTTATAGCATCAGACGGATGAGTCATATTTTTCTCTATTTCTTCTCTTCTTTGATTTCTGATAAACATACCTTGTATCGCTGTCCAATGATGAATGTTATAAACATCAAGATCACCTCTCATCTCTTCTTTTGGTAAAGTAGGTTTAGGTTTAAGAGGTTCATCAAAAGGAGGGCAATAAGTTTCTCCCCCATCCAAACGAGGACTACAAGCTTGTGCTGCAGCACACCATGCTACTGCACCAATAATACAAGTTGCATAAATTTTATTCATTTGGCCAGAAATGATCGAATCTTAGTATGTAGTATATCACAATACTAACACAAATGACAAGTATTGCAATCATCCATACAATACTCCAAACAATCATATCATTGACATTGCATGTTGTAGTTCTTTCGCATGCTTCAATTCATCTTCTGCTATCTCTGCTATCTTCTTATCCTCTGGATGCCATGCATTATACTTAACATAAGTTTCATAAGCATGTGCTTCAATTTTCATGTTGATATCATAAGCGTTAATAGGATCGACAAGATAATACCCAACCATGATCCAATAATAAACCAGAACAAGATGCTTGGCAAAGAAACGGTCGATCCAATATTTATTTCCTTCTCGAAGTTCCATCTCTTCCAAATGTTCCGTTTCATTTAATGCCTGATAGAAGTGTTCCTTCATTAGGTATATGTGATCCTCACCTCTAAGTCCAAGACTTTCACGAAAATGTAATACACTGATAAATGAAAAGTATGGTGCTCTTGCAATAACCTCTAGCACCCAGAATCTTTGAAAATCTCTACCTCTGTAGAGAAAATCTATGATAGCAATGGTGGTGTCTAACACCCATGTATTGAATTGTTTCATATAGGTATTTATACTGAGAGTACTTCTTTCATTATAAAATCTTTCGATAGATTTGGCAACCCAAACAAATCTAATTGTATATTATCGGCATCTATAAAGAGGTCGTCTTCCGCTTCCTTTCTACAATGCTGCCAGTAATATGTGTTATCTTCTCTTCGATATAGGTACGAAGTGTTGTGTGAATCAAGGGTGAACATTGCGACACATTTTTGTTTGTGTTGCCAACATGGATCGAGTGCTCTCTTTTCATATTCAGTCACGTTGTCTCCAATCGTCAGATCTGGTATTTCTAAACCAATCTGCTACGTCATCTGCACCTTGGAATCCTCTTTTAGATTTACGTGGATCACCTATATCCAAATACTTAAGACAAGATCCGTCTTCATCTGTTGCCATCCTCCTTGCTGCACTTATCATACCTCTAGCTGATGTGTTTGCCCTTGCCAATTTCTCTGCCCATATCATATCTTCTATCCCTACTTCCGTTCCTGCTGCAATAGATTTGCAGATGCCTTCAAGACGAAGACGATATTTTGTAGATAACATAAACTAATAGTATTGATAAGCTTGTACTATCTATTAGTATAGCAGATACCTTTTTATTGTGCGTTCTGATTTCAATAAAAATTTACTGATTTTCGTAAGAATTGATACTCTCTTCGGCTCATGATAGGGTAGCAACTCTTTAAATCTATGTGCCATCAATCCTCCTTGATGCAGTACTCTGCTGCATGAGGATTATTGAATCCCTCTAGATCTTCTCTTGCTTGTTTAATAGCATTGTATGCATCTTCTGCATACTCACATATTTCATAATGATGATTCTGGTTATCGTGATAACCTACAGTGTAATGGGACATGATACTTTTCAACTCCAGTACATACTAGCTATACAAGCATAGCATTATAGAGTTAAATTGTGTATCAATTATTGCTTTTTGCTAATATTAGTAGGTTGCTTACAGCAGTTCTCATCATGATCTTTTTGCAGATCATCTATAGCGTTTTTAATTGTAGTGATACGCTTTTTTGTTTGTTTTTGGGAGTTTTCCACTTCTGATTTTTGTTCCTGATGTCTCACCTTCACCTTTTGGATTTTTACCTGGATTGGATTTCCCTAGATTTACTGATTTGCTTGGTTTTTTACTTTGTGTATCGTGTAGTCTTGCAGGTTTGTCTTTGTCTTTTGTAATGACTGACTCTTGACCATGCTTACGTCCTAAACGACGCATTACTTTTCCGAATCTACGTTTTGACATTCCTTTGCCAGGACTTGTTTGGTATGTAACCTCACGACCTGTGCCTTCTTTGCCATCGTCGGATTTGTATTTATACTCTCCTACACCCTTCTTGTAACCAATACCTTTTTTCTTTAAATCTTTTTCGAGACTTTTACGTTTAGCTCGATTCGCTTTTTCATCAGATCCCCTATCAGCACTTATATTACCAGTCTGTTTTGTCTTAGACTTGGTTAACATACGTGTTGTAGGATTGCCTTCTACTAATTTGATGAAATCCTGATAATACATAACTTTTAAGTTTTCTTTTTGTGCCAACTTATTTGCAGTTGCATACATGACACTCTTAGCGTCATCCCCATATAGGCGATTGAAACTCTTCTTCTTGCGTTTCATCGCCATTACAATTTTCTCTGCCTTTTGATTTACGGCTGGCATTATCCACCAACTACTTGTATTTCTTCAAGTGCTATTGCATTACCTGTCACTGCTACTTTAGTAGCACGCTTTACGACTGCTTGAGTTCCTGATGCGTATGTGTAATCAGCTGATGCACTTGATGAGTCTATGTCAGTACTAACGAAATTACCTACAACTGCAGTTATCTTTTTACCTGCAGTTCCTGCAGAAAGAAAATTACTATCAATAGCAGGTGAAGTACCATCGTCTTCTACAGCAATAAAATCGCCCACTGAAAATGGATGACTTGATGATGTTTCATGTAGGTGTCTACCTAATGTATAATCTGCTGTTGAATCACTAACACCTTTTACAATCTTTGCATGACCTGGCTTACCACCTTTAAGTAGTAATGCTTGATCTTGAATCAAAGTAATTGCAGGTCCGTCATTAAATGCTACAGTAGCATCTCCTGCGGTTGCTATGACACGATAAAATCCAGTCTTTACGACTTGATATTCTGTTGCACCTGCTGCAATGGCGTTTGTACTTAGTACGTTAAGAACTGTCATTTCTTGTCGGTTGTCTTGTCTTCTGTATCTTTATTTATATTTTTTAGCATCTTCTGTAGATCACTCGTGCTTCCTACAAAGAGTGCATTGGTAGTATTATTAGTCACCTTCTTATCTTCTGCATCTAACTCTTTCATCTTTCGTTGTAAATCTATAAGTTTCTCTGTAGTATCTGCAACGTTTTTAATCATTAAAGCAGCAACTTCATATGCTCTAGGATGATCACTACTCTGTGCAACCTCTAGAATACCATCTACTGCCTCTTGTCCTTTGGATACTAGATTGTGCATGTGAGCACGTGCAGTCTCATAGTCATGCTTTACATCATCCTCTTGACTTTTTTTAAGAAGAGGTTTAACTTTATC